CGCCAGCCACTTGGTGATCTCGGCCCATGTGATGCTTCTGAGCTGGCTTTCTGAGTTGGCCGACACGATGGTGGTCGAGCCGATGCGGGTGGACAGCATCCAGATCACGATCCAGCTGACCAACGCTGACTTGCCAATACCGCGTCCTGATGAGACTGCGTGGCGTAGAGTGTTGAAGTCCACCTCGCCCTTGTTCGCCTTGATGTGGTCGCCGATCTGCTGGAGCACCTCGCGCTGCCATTTGCGTGGGCCACTGAAGTGTTCCAGCGGCGTGCCCTTGACGCCCCACGGAAACGTGTACAGCACAAACGCCAGTGGGTTGTCTTTGTACTGTGGCGACCAGAGCCTGGCCATCAACTCCTGTTCGTCTTCAGCCGAATAGATGGTGGTTTGCATTAGGCGCTTTGTTTGTGTGGGGCCAGTCGGGCTTGTAACGCTGGTGTGGCAACTTGTTCTACCGCACGCACATCAGTGACGTCGATGACGTCTGCTGCGCGGCGCTCGGCCTCGGCCAGTGCACCAAGGATACTGATCTGTTGGTTGACGTCCACCGTGATGGCCTGCTTGGCGACCCAGCCGTGGACGTTCTGCAAGATGGCCAGCGCCGCCTTGGCGTCGCCCTGCTCGGCTGCGCTGTGCAACTGCTTGGATGCCAGCAGCTCGCCGTCGGCGCGGCCCTTTTGTTCGGCCAACTGCGCCGCTCTGTCCAACTCGCACAACTGCCGGTAGGCCGTGGGCACCATGCCTGCTGCCAAGGCCAGGTTGTCACCCTTCAATCCGAGCTTGGCGGCGTCGTAGATGCGGTTAAGCACCGCCTCTGTGGCGCGCACTTCGTTGATGACAAGTGGCAGTGAATGGAAACTCATAGATGTATGGCCGCGTGGATGCGTGCGCGGATGATATATCAAAAAATAAAAAATTAAAAAATTGTTTGCAGGCGCTCCGCTACCGTTTGGCCCATCGCTCGGCCCTACCCCCTCCCCCTCCAGCAAAAATGTCTTATGTTAAGTGTGGGTCATGGTGACTGCCCACAGCAACCAGCCGACCCCAAATAGCATAGTACTGTATGTTTATACACCACTGTATAAAAACATTCTGTGGGTGATTGTGAGTCATTGTTTTAAAGTTAGTAGCGGCTAACCTATGGCATAAGACGCGGGGAGTGGGCGCGGAGTTTGTGGGTGCTTGTGGGCAGTCTGAGCGCCGTTTTAAATTGGAGCGCCGCTTTAACTCGTACTCATATCTATAACAGTTGGTGTTTATGGTAATTCAGAAAACCATAACCCACAATAACCCACAGACAGCAAAACACTAAGCCGCATGAGGCTTTGAGCGTGGGTCATTCATCGCCCACGCCGTCACCCCCCAACACACACATTCACCCACAAACGCCTGTTACAAACTGTTACAAATTCTTTTACATGCAACGCTTGACATCGTAAGAATATCCCTTACACTAGATACATCAACAACCAATCACCCACAGGAGTACTGTATATGACCAAAGAAATTCTGATTTACGGCCTACCAAAAGGCGAAACCCGCGATTACATGGAAGACTTGCTCGCTTGCTTCCAGGTAACAGACAAAGCCGCGCAAAACGTGGAAGCCGTCAAAGCCGCCGCCAGTGCTCAAGGCTGGCACTCGTTCCGCGTTGCCGGGTTCGTGCCAGGCACAAAGCCTAACTTTGCAAAGGCGGTGAACGTATGAAAACCGCATCTTGGATCATCGTCAACAAAGCAACCCGCGAAGCGGTGTTTGAGACGTTCAACGAAAACACCGCCCGCGCTGTCAACACCCGCTTATATGAAGCGATCCCGGCGCTTCAATACTTGCAGCAACTCAATGCCGCCATTCGTGCAACCCGTAACGCTAAAGAGGCCCAATCATGAAAGCCAAGTACTTGATTCAGATTCAAACTAATAACGCTTACATGGGTGCGACTGGTTGGTTCACCGTTCACGGTGCACAAACAAAACCCGCCGCCGATGCGTTAGCCGCCGATTTTAGGCACGCACGATCCGTCACCGATACCCGCGCCGTTCGCGTCATAAGCGCCGCTAACTTCACTAAAGAAAACCGCGCCGTTAATCACGCCGCCTTGCATTGTGCAAAGAAATCTTTTACACTGTAACTTTCAACTCAGGAGCAACCCATGAAACAGTTTTTCGTTGACCTTTTCCACGCCGCGCTGTTTGCCGTGTGCATCGGCGCGCCGTTCGCCATGTTTTTTTACTTTTACGGAGCCTGACACCATGAAAGCCTATATCACAGCAATCCGCGCGGCCGACCGCGCCCTCCGCGCATACAAGCGCAACCCAAGCGATGCAGCTTATGCAGCATATTGGGCGGCGAGTACAGCCGCCATTCAAGCCCGCGCAGCCTACCGCGCAACCCGTTAACCAGAGGAGCACACACCATGAAATACTACGTAACTATGACCGACAAATTCATGTCGGGCTGGGGCGCGGCCCAAGACAAGACCAACAAGCTAATCATTGAATGCGAGACTTGGCAACAGGCCGAGCAAATCGAACGGGCCGCACGCCGCCGCCCTGAGATGCGCTACATCAACATCCGCACCACCAAGCCCCGCTACGGGTTACGGGTTGTCGAGTCTTGGAAGACTTGGGGCGACTTGGGCACAGTCTGGACGGGGGTGACAGCATGAGCGCCGCACCACTTGAATGGCAAGCCCTCTGGGACGCTATGGACGCAAACCCAGACGCATGGATACCCACCACCGAAAAAATGTACTGGGATATGCTGGAAGTCTTGCCCCCTGAAAAGATGATAGGGGCTAACTTTCTAGTCGGCGAAGCATCGCGCCACAATAGCCAAGGTGAGGCGGTCTATTCGTGCTTCACCAAGTTTGGCGACACCTACAAAGCCAAAAATCTGACAGTTGCTGAGTTCATGCGTGAGCATGGGCGCACCCCCGTTCGTGAACTACGTTAAACAAAAGGAGAACCCACCATGAAACAATTTGCAGTCGAACTTAAGCGCACCAGCTACGTCACTATTTACGTTGATGCCGAAACTAAAGAACAAGCCGAGGACGCGGCTTGGGCTGAATTGCAATCGGGGGAAAGTTATTACGGTGAAGACGCGGATTGGCAGTGCAGCGACATATATGAACAATTCGCCACAGACGAAACCAGATCAAACGGAGCCTGACACCATGATCGACTTACTGAAAATTCCCGCCAGTGATGCCGAACGCCTCGCCTACGCCGAAGGCTTCCCGATGGCGGCTGAACTGTTCAAGCGGATTGATGAACTGGAGGCCGAGCGGGATGCATTGCTTGAAACCCTCGACCAGTGCAAAACAGATTTATTTATTGCTCAACGTGACCGCGCATATGGAGAAAACAAATGATCGAATTTACTCATGAAACAACTCGTTACACCGTCAAACCTGAAAACGCCCAGGAATACCGCCGACTTGCTGCAAAGCCACCCACTATAAAACGCAAGATTGACCGCAACCACGACGCAACCCGCCGCGATTATCCAAAATTTTATGCGGGCATGACGACCGCCGACTATGTGAGCCAATATGCGGGCTTGAATTCCCACCTGCTGTTAAAAGGTGAAGAGTTTATTTTTGCTGACCGCGCTGCGCCTATGCTGGACGCTACACAGCCCGAAGTGCTGGAAGAGCTGGACGCGGATTATGTGCCACCAGCTTGGATGCCGAAGGCTAAACCAGCCACCACCGCGCAATTGCGAGCCGCGCTTGCTGGCTTAGTGGCTGCGGTTGAGAATGGCGGCGACATTCAAGCTGCAATGACTAACGCTAAGGCGGTTTTATGAACAACTGGCCCGACGATCTCGACCCCGGCTCACTGACGGGCCATGCCTTGCGGTCACTGCACCAACAGGCGCAGTGGCCCTTCCCGCCTCCAACTGGCCCGACGCCTTGGACACCCGCGCAGGAGCGCGAATACACCAAGCAGCAGCGCGAGCAACTACCAGAGGCTCCGCTGTGATGGCGGCGGCGGCAGTAATTGCCGCACTGCTTGCAGTTTTACTCAAACTATAAAAAGGGCCCTTAACGGGCCCTTATTCATTTCACCCGCATGAGGGGTGTTTTTATTTCTGGTTGCACCAGGTCACGCAACTCGGAACGGCTCTTATTAACCATGTCAGGCGCCGCGTAAATGTGTTTCTTTGTAGTGTTGGCCCGAGACTTGAGCAAACCCATATCAACCCACCCAGCCTCACGGAAGGCGTGCATTAGTGCCGCCACAGGCATTTTCATGCCCTGCGGGGCTTGGCCCGTCAGACGGTCACAAAGTGCCTGCCAAGGGCCACCGACAGCACCTGCGGCGAACTCGCTGGAGCGGTTGCGCATTAACTCGGTCAGGAAAGATTCAGCGCCGCTCATGCCCGACTCGATCATGATGGATTTTGCATCGGTCATAAACGGCGACTCACCAGGATTGAACGCCGACACATCACGGGCGTGAAGCCAAGCGGCGATGCTGGCAAAGCCACCAGCGTGATACCAGTCGAACAACTGTTTACCCTCACCCAAGCCCATGCGGGGGGCAGACGAACGCACCACGAACCAGCGCCGATCGTCAGAGGGCAGCGTGATCGGGATTGATTCGTTAGAGAACGCCAGCACAAACAGACGGTTTAGGGCTTGATACGGGTGCTGGCCCTTGCGGTTCACGGTCAGGTACTCAGGAGGAGCGGCGATGATGGGTTTTAAGTGGTTCTCAAGGGCGCGGCGGTCGCGGGCTTCAGCTTGGCGCAACTCTTGAAAAACCAGCATCTCGCGCTCGTAGGAGTACCCCCATTGGCTCATAATGTCGGCATTTTGAATGTTTTCCACGTTAAGCGAAGTGCCGCCATCAATGGCCCACTGCATGGGGAGCCACATCAAGTCCTTACCCGCGCCAGGCACGCCAATGTGCAACACGGCGTGATTGATTTTCTTATTGGGGTGCTGCACCTTAAACGCCATCACGTCAAGAACGTGAGCACGTTCGCGCTCATCAGGTAACAGGCGCTCAACGTGGTCAAGCCAACGCTCGATGCCAGCAGGCGACACGCCCGACACATCAGGACGGGCATCGCGCCACTGGTTGCCATACACAAGCCCGTCACGGGCGCAAAGGATAGTCTCCCCGGCTGCATAGGTCAAGCCAGCCAAGACGTGAGCGCCCTTTTCTTGCCGGTTTTCGTCATAGCAGATCGACGCTTCAATCTTACGCAGCGAGTGAATCGACTTGCAAGACACATGGCGAAACGTGGCGTTAAACGCGCCACGCGACAGCGAACGGCGGTCGATCATGTCAAAGTAGCCATCATCAGACTGCACATAGGCAAAACGGTGATACCAGTTATCTTTCTCAACCCGGCCCAGCTCCTTGCGCTCCACCTCGGCGACGACCGCAGCAGCAGCGTCGGGGTACTCGGGCGTCGGGGCCAGCTTACTGAGGGCGCCCTCCATCGCAGCGGTGAGCAGCTCCTCGCGCAGGCCGGGGGTGTGCTTGGGGCCGCCCTGCTCGGCCACCCACTTGAGGAACACCGACGAGTCAAGGTCGATGCAGTGCGAGTGCAGGCAGCAATACGCCCGGTTGGCGGGCAGGTAGCGGCCCTCGGGGTTGCCGTCGGTGTGCTGGGCGCTGTTGGGGCAGATCACGCCAGCCCAGCCCTCTTGATTGGGTTTGGATAGCAGCATCCCGTTGTCGGACAGCCAGACCATCACGTCGTCGGTGCCATCGTCTGAGATGCGGATCGGGCGGTGTACGGCAGACACGTCACCAGGCACCACACCCAAGGCGTCACATATCTGGGGCAGCGTGAAGTCCCGGTCGGGGTGAAACTCCACCAGCACAGACGCAAAATTGTTGCGGCCAGGCTTAAGGTTGATCGAACCGGGAACGCGGAAGTTACGCACAGCGTTGATCGCGCCTCGGTCGGTGTAACCCGCCTCGGCAATGGCAGCGATGGCCGCGCTGAACTCGGCCTTGGTGGGCTGCTCACTGAACACGTAACCCCACTGGAACGAGCCGGGGCTGGTTTCCATCTTCCACGTCGGCTCCAGCGGCGGGGCGTTGGGGGCTTTCTCGGGGTCGCCCACGTCGTCCAGCACCATCACCAGCACATACTCGCAGTTGGCAGCGCCCGCGCTGATGTGGCCATCCTTGAAGCGGTCAATGATGAAGCTGGCGGTGTTGCCGTAGATGGCCCACTCGGGCTTGACCTTGGCCGTGGGCAGCATGGCGGGCCATGTGGCCTTGATCGCTCCATTGGCGTGGAATTGCATCTCGCCGCCTTTGAGTTGGGGCTTTTGCCGCACCAGCAAAAAAGTTTCCCCTTCTGGGGCGAGTCTGGTAAGATGTTCGATGAAATCATTCATGGTTTCTCCTTCAGTTGGAAATTCAGCCCCGGCCTAACCCGCCGGGGTTTTCTTTTTGTTACGGCAAATGTTTCCACGTTTTGCGCGAACGAATGGACGAGATATGCGCGTTTGTGACGCTGTACATTTTTGCTAATGTGATGCCGTTGCGGCTGCTTTCGCGGATGTGCCGCACAGCGTCCTCATCAAGTTTGGCATTTGCAGATTGACTACCTCGGCGCTGTCGCCCGTGCCGGTTGGTATCGGCAACATTTTCGGCAGGTGTACCGTATCGAAGGTTTGTAAAGTGGTTGTTTGTTTTATTGCCGTCACCATGCAGCACGTGCAAGCCGATTGGGCACTCACCAACAAAAGCCCGCGCAACTAAGCGATGCACGCCAATTTGAGGCCTGTTTACACCGTCCGTCAATGTGACAGCCAAGTAACCGTTATTTTTCTTAACTGGGGACAGTACGCGGCCTTTACGTACAGCAGTCTTATTACCCCTAGCACCTACAACCATGTCTTTTGATCGAACATCGCCGTGCTCACTTATTTCATACCGTGTTTCCCATCCGGGAATGTCTTTCCAACACGCCATATCAGCTATACCTCGTAGTTACGACACCTTCCGCAGCCAAGGGCAGATTGGATGCCCATTTAGGCGCCGTACACATCACCTCGTGTATGCGCGCGCCCACTTTGTCGGCCAGCTTGGCATCACATTCTACGACAATTTCATCATGAACTGTTAACACTATTGCAATGCCTTCACGATCTAATTGACGGCATGATTCGCGCAAGATGTCGTGCGCTGCGGCCTGCGTGACGTTCTCGCAAGCCAGACCACGCCACAGGCGGGCGCGGGGCCACTCCTTGGCATCGGCGGCGGGCTTCCAGGCTGCTTTGGTGTACGT